ATGAATGGGGGTTCGAAATGAGAGCGGTTTCTACGGTAGCGGCTCAGGCCATGACCAAGGTTCGCCACGGCGAATTCATCGAAGCAGCTACTGAGGTTTCGGCCCAGGCCCGGCAGGATCAGGCCCATGCAACCGGCAAGGTGATCAACCAGCTTTTCCGTCAGTTGCGCTCGATCCGCACCGCATGGCGTCAAGCATGGCCAGACAAGAAGTCCTACATGGAATCGAAAGCCACCTGGTTGCAGGCGTTCGTTGAGAATGGCATTTGCACTCAGGAGCAGATCGATATCGGCCTGATCCGCTGCCGTGCCGAGCCTTCCGATTTCATTCCGAGCGTGGGCAAATTCATTCAAGGGTGTGTGCCTACTCCGGAGATGATCGGCCTACCCACCGTCGACTCCGCGTTCGATCAGGCAATGCGCAACTGCCACCCGGCGATGCGAGCCGTAGCCAAGTGGTTTCATCCAGCGGTCTACCACGCTACCGCTGCAGCCGGGTTTCACAGCCTGCCGTTGCTCAGTCGCGAATTAGCATTGATCAGCTTCGAAAAACGTTACATGGAACAGGTCCGCAAGATCTGGTTGGGCGAGCAGCTTCAGCCGGTACCGGTAGCGGAGTTGCCAGCGCCGGTAGCTGTGCGGACTCCCAAGGTCGGAAACCAGGCGCTGGCCGAGCTGCGTGCCATGCGTTCGCGAGGTGCTGCTCGTGCCTAACCCGAATCTCGCACCCACCAACCCGTCCGAGTACCGCTACGCCGTGCATTGCTGCGCCTACAAGTGGGATCTCACCGATAAACCAGATCGCGCTGTTGCGCTTTTCGAACATCGCTCGGCCGCCGAGAAGTTCGGCAGCTTGATGTGGCCGAGCACTTTCGAAGTAATCGACATCACCACAGGAGAGAAGGCATGAACGACATGCTGCTTCATCTGTACATCGCTTTCATGACGATCGTCGCCGTTGGCCTTTGGTGGGGCATCCGTCGTCTCGAGCGCCGTGCCCGAATCGCGCGGGGTAATCGCGAATGACGCCGGTCGCCATGAAGCAGTTCAAGCAGAAGCCAGCGCGCGCCAAGCCAGTGGACCGTGAGGGACTGGAGCAAGCGGCGTTGATGGCTGAGCTGCGCGCCCGGATGCCGGTGGTCGCTGACCTGATCTATCACGTCCCGAACGGTGGTCATCGCGTCAAGGCCGTAGCTGCGAAGTTGAAGGACCAGGGGGTAAAGGCCGGTATCCCCGATCTGGTCCTGCCGATGGCCCGCGGTGGGTTCTTCGGCCTGTATATCGAGTTCAAGGCAACGCCGCCGAACGATGCCGCGATTTCGGCCAGCCAGCATGAACGGATTCGCAAGCTCAATGCCCAGGGGTATCTGGCGGTGGTGTGCCGCGGGCACTTCGACACGATGGAGCAGATTCGCGCCTACTTGCGGCTCGCTCCTACAGTGGTGGCCGCATGACAATGACCGTGGCCTTCTCCGATGCCGAAATTCGTCGGCGTGCCGATGACCCGGCCGCGGTGCTGATGCGTGATCCTCGTCACCCGGGGCTGTATTTCCGGTTCACCGAGGCTCGCCCACGCGGGACCTGGAGCCTAGTCGTTCGGAAGAAGTGGAACCGGATCGGCGCCTATCCCGACCTTTCGGCGAAAGCTGTGTTGGCCGCGCTGCCGGACCTACGCATGAGGTTGGGAGCAGATCCGGAGGCTGGTGCCACCGTGTCCGCATGGTCGACGCTGGGCGAGCTGTTTAAGTGGCACGCCGACCGAATGAGCCGCGATCGCAACCTGTCGGATGAGCGCAAGGCAACGAGTAAGTCCGCAATCGCGCGGCACCTTATCCCGCGTGTAGGTGAGATGCCGATAACAGACATACGTCACGGCACCCTCGATGCTCAGTTGATGTGGCCGTTGCAAGAGGCACTCTCGCTCGAGTATGTGCGGTTGATTTTTGGTGTGCTGGTAGTGGCGTGCCGTCAGGCGCACACCTTGGGCTTGATACCGAAGAACCCGATGGTGGGCATCAAGTTCAGCGACTTCTCCAAGACAAAGATCAAAGCCAAGCCGGCGCGTCTTCGTGGCGTGCAGATCGAGGCGCTGATGAGCCAATTGCATGAGCTTTTCGAGTCCGATCCACAACCGGCCATGCTCGCGCTGATGATGCTCTGCCACGGGACGCGCATCGGTGAAACCCGCAAAGCGCAGTGGTCGCACGTCAGTTTGTCAGAGCGTACTTGGTATCTGCCGGTAGGCAACACCAAGACCCGAGTCGAGCACTCCCTACCACTGACTGAGCAGGTGTGTGCGCTGCTGATTGGGTATCGCGCACACCAGAAGGCAAGCGGCTACGAGGGGCAGTTCCTGTTTCCCGCCAGAAATGGGAAGGGCGTGAGCAAGGCGCAGGCCAGCGCCGTGTTCACCGGGCTGGGGAAGGGCGAGTGGAGCAGTCACGATCTGCGCAAGCTGGCCAGGACCGGCTGGGCTGACCTCGGGATCGACTTCCTGATTGGCGAGATGCTGATCAACCACGCCATGGGCCACAACGTGCAAGCCTACATCCACACCACCGTCGAAGAGCGCAAGCGTGCAGCCCTCGAACTGTGGCACGGCCATTTAGACGGTAAGGGTTTTTCCCTGATTCATGGGTTGAAGGACGGTAGAAACGAAAATTCGGGTAATGCGCTGGACGCCGCAGAACATAAGGCCTGCGAGGCCAATCAAGAATCAACCATAGGCGAGGTTTAAAAATGATGAAAAAGCAGCATGGACCCGCCTTCCGCCGGGAGTTGAAGTTCATCGTTGAGTGCTACATCTGTCGAGGCACCGGAATTTTCACCGGTGTCTTCCACCAGATGACCTGCGAAAACTGTCATGCCTCGGGCTGGGTGTGTGGCCATACCCTGAAGACCTTGCCGCTTATCGATGTCGTGCAGGTGCTCAACGCAAGGCTGCGAGATGCGCTGGGGGAGATCGCCAGGGCGCGCAAGGTCATCGGTGGTGCCCATGAACAATACGAACAGAACAACCGTCGCGGCGCCGGCGGATCGAACTACACAGGGGATTGAGCGATGGGTATCTATAAAGACGTGATGGGCACCCTGGTGCGCGTACTGGCTGCCGACAACATCGACAACAGCACCAAGCAGTCCTGGCAGAAGCTGATCGATGCCGACCTTCGCCAAGGCGGTACCGGCAGCACTCTTTCGCCCCGGGACAAGTTCGATTACGACTGCTGCCTTTACGCGCTTCTGCATCGGCAGCTTGAGCCTGCTCAGTGGGATGTTCTCGTGGCCAAGTACTCAACGCACAAGGCCAACAAAGTCGCCGCCATCGGCCGCCTGGTGGCCCGCACTACGTCGCCAGCTCCGCAGCTGTTCATCTATAAGGCGCTCACGGCTTGGGCCATCCCGAAGCTCAAGGGTGCGCAGGTCGGCAAGCGGTCCACGGACATGATCGTGTTGCCCGCCGAGTTCTACGACATGAACACCTGGGACACGGAGGGTAAACCCGAGTCAACGCGCCGCCGCTGGAAGACCGGTATTGCCAAGCGGCTTGAGTCGTTGGAAGAGGCCGCAGTCATCCATGCAACCGAGATATTCGACCGAGAACAGATCTTCATTGACGCCGCTTGACGTAGTGGCGGAATGATCATAAATTAGCCCCATCATGTCGATCTTGCGCGTTATGAGAGACGACACCAAAGCCCAGCCATCCGCTGGGCTTTTTGCGTTCTAGCCGAGCCTCGCCACCGTGCGGGGCTTTTTTCATTTCTGCTCCCAGAAAGGGAGGTCAGTCGGATCTACCAAATGCCTGAGAAAAATCCTGACTTCTGGGCGCAGGTCTGGCTCGTCCTCAGTACACCGCTCTGGCAAGGAGCGATCATGGCCGCAACCATTTCACTGTTACGCGTGCTGTACGAAGGTAAGGAAGCCAATAAATGGCGCGTGATCCTTGAAGCGCTCATCTGCGGCGCACTCAGCCTATCCGCAAGCAGCATCATTGAATGGATGGCCTGGCCTTCGAGTCTTTCCGTTGCTGCCGGCGGCACCATTGGGTTCATCGGCGTGACTGCGATCCGGGAGCTGATCATCAAGTTCCTCGGGCGCAAGGCGGATGCAACGTGAAGGCCATCGCTACAGCAATCATCATCGCCCTGGTCGGCCTCCTGCTCGTTGGCATTCAGCAATCGCGAGTGGTTGCGCTGCGGGGTGAGGTGGCATTCGAGGCAGGCGAGAAGAGGAAGGCGCTGGAAGCCAACCTTGAAAGCCAAGCCACGATCACCACGCTCCGAGCAGAAGCCCAGCGAAACAAGGACTATCAGGCCGATCTGAACAAGCGCCTGAAGGCCAGCGAAGACAAGGCCCGGCAAGCGAGGAAAGACTTTGAACAACTCAAGCGCACCAGCCCGGCTGTTCGTGATTGGGCTGCTCAGCCTTTGCCTGATGGCCTGCGCGGTAAGCCCGCAGCCGCAGCCAGTAAAGACAACAGCGGTAAGAGTCGAGCTCCCTGAGCTCGTGCCTTGCGAGCGGATCAGCGTCAGCGATGACGACCTCTCGCTCAATGGAGACCTCTGGGCCCTGAAGGATCGCGCCGTCCACCTGCTCGATACCTGTGCCGACCAGGTGGATGCGCAGATCAAGCGCAGTCAGAGCAAGTAGTGAACACCCTTTGTTAGCGGAGCCATGGCGCATGTCCAGACTCAAAACTCTACCGCCTCGAATGTGCATGGCTGAGGGCAAGCCGTTCGCCATCCCAGTTGCACCGGAAGGTGCAGACGGTTGGGGTTCGGGTCGCGGGGGCCGACCTTGGCGTCGTAAGCGTGCCGCGATCCTGGTACGTGACGAGTACACCTGCCAAACCTGCGGCATCATCACGCTGCAACTCGAGGTCGATCACATCGTGAACCGCGCTCGTGGTGGGTCGGACGATGAAGAGAACCTTCAAGCGCTCTGCATCCCTTGCCACAAGCTTAAGACCGCCGCCGAGTCGGCCGAGGGAGCGGGGCGCGCGTGATGGTCGACGATTTCGTCGATCGAATGCGAATCGGTATCGATTGGGCTATGTGGCACGCCAGTGCCCCGGGGCGGGTCGAAACCATGGAAGGTTTTGCATAGGACACCGCCCCCGACCGCACGGACAGATTTTTTCCCCTCCATAGGTTTTTGTTAAAGATGGCACTCACCTCAAAAAAGCGCGCATTCATCGTCGCAGTGAGAGAAGGTGCGTCCAATAAAGTTGCGGCCATTGCCGCTGGCTGTTCGCCGAAAACCGCGTCAGCCGCCGGCTCCAGGTTCGCAAAGGACGTTGACGTTGTTCTCGAG